AGTTTTCAGCTGTTTGTAAAAACTTTCTTCTAAACTTACCATACTCTGCTCTTGAATATTTTAAAGCATTAATAACATTTGCAGTTTTATCTGTTATGTGATATACTGCAAGGTTAGTTAAACCACTGTGTTGTGTAAATCTACTTCCGTATGGTGATAAGTTTCCTAGATCTCTTAGGTTACTTGTTCCTGGAAATGCTCCTGTCCAATCATCTCTAAACTCAGTAATACTTTCAACATGGTCATTAACTTCACCTAGTGTAAATGACTCAATATTTTCGTTCTTAGGATTACGTTCATAGTTAATTGGAAACTCGTAAATACCGTTAGCATTTTTCTTTGTAGCACTATTAGTTTTAATTACTATAATATCATCTTCTACAAGATCTTTTGTAAACGTAACATATGCTACGCCATTAATTCTGTTTATAGCATAATCTATATTTTCTAATTTACGCTTGTCGTTAACATAAACTCTTACCCAAAGATCGTTTAAGTCTCCACTGCGGTCATATACATCAATAGCAAAATCATTAAACTGTGTTGCTACAACATATTGTCTATTAACTAACTGTTTACTTTCTGTATTACCTTTGATCCAACCACTTACATATGTAAATGTTTCTCTGTCGCTGTACTGTCTTAGTACACCGTTATCAGACTTTGCAGTAACAACTGCATTAGTTTGTTGGTATGTATGTTCTGTGTTTAATAAGTTAAAGTCAAACTCAATGTCACCTGTGTTTTCTAATGCTCTATAACTTAACGGAAATCCTAATTCAGTATCATTAGTTCCAGTACCCTGTTTGTAACTAAACAGTTTGTTACCAATAAATGTTGTACTAGGATATTTTGTTGTGTCAGAAAAAGTACACCCGCTAGTATCAAATAAGTCAAACATTGGTGTTTGATTAGTTGCTGTTTTTTCTTGTGCTATACACCACTTAGTTCCATTGTAATACCACATTTTACCTTTGTTAGTATTACCAGCTTCAATTAGTACTACTTCATTTAACAATGGTGTTGTGTCAGCTTCTTCAACTAAACTAATTTGTCTAACATTGTTATGTGTAATAAAGTTTACTTTATAAATTTTGCCTTTAACTCTTGTATCAGGATCACCTGTAAACAAAATACGCATACCGTCTGCAACATCAACTCCGTCAATGTTGTAACCTAATTCACCTTCAATAGTACTAAACACATCAGATGTAAATGTATCAATTAAATCTACATTAGCTTTTGCTTCAGTACCAAACTCATGCAATTTAATATTTTCGTTAAATTCAATAATTGGTCGTTTAGCTCTGTTTGCTTGATCAATTTCTGGAACAATACCGTTGATTGTTGCTGTAGCTTCAATAACAGATTTGTGTGTCCATCTATTATATCTTGACCATGGATTTAAATCAGCACTTGATCTATTCATACAAACGTAATCTTTTGTACCTGCAAAACTATTTGCATTACTAAACGGTACTCTATCAAATGCTTCTGAATCAAATGGTACAGGTTTGTCTGTAGAATATGTTCCAGGTATCTGTACATTTGCGTCAGATACTAATTTAATTTTATCTCCTACACCTTCAACATACCATTCGCCTTCAGCGTACTTTGCAGGAGTTACATCACCTTGGAAGTATACTTTCATTCCATTTGATAATGAATGTCCGTTTGACATTGTATAACTTTGTTTGCCGATAATTTCTGCTTCAACATCAATTTTACTATTTTCTACAATATCATAAATTTTAATTAAGCCGCTTGTGTTAATGTCATTACCGTTAATATAATATAAAGTATCCGGTGCATTAATATCAACTTCAAATGTAATTGTACCAACATCAGTTGTTTGTGTACTATCGTCAACTCCAGTTGTGTATAACACTTCAGCATCTAAACTTCTAGCAGTTCTAAATGTTAAAGGCATGCCCGGAGTATTAAGAACAAATGTATATGTTTGTCCTCTATATAATTTTAATGATGGGTTTTGTGTTTTACCATCTGGCGAAAATACATATGCAGTATTATCAAGATTGTCTTGACTAGTAACAGTAAATGTACTGTCAATGTCTTTAGCCTGTCCTGCAACACCAATACCTATTGGACCGTTTGGTAGCCAATAATATTCTCTATAGTTAGTAAACTTATCCCAATTAATATGTGGGTTCCAAGAATAGTATTCCTGTTTGTTTAGTACGCTGTCGTTTTCAACTGTACCATTAAACGCTCTAATTTGATTTTTAAAGTCGTTATAATCTTTGTAAAATGTAACGTTGTTTAATTCGTCTTGAACTAAAGTAGCAGGTTCAAATTGATAGTTTTCTCTATCAACATTATCGTCTGCGATATAATTATCAGATGCAACTCTAGCTTTTGCAATACGTCTTCCGTAGTATGCTGATATTTTTTCAGCAACACCTGGATTTAAAAGTTGGTCGAGTGTAGCACTAAGAAACTTTTTATTCGAATCCGTTCTAAAGTATTTAGGTAAGTGATCTACACTAGCCCTTTTAGATTGATTTGCTCCTACTGGAAGAGCATTATCGGATTGATTATCGTTAAAAGCCATTTAGCTTATCCCCTTAATAAGATGAACTACTGTAAGTAGTGCCACTTGTAATTCCGCTGTTTGTTGACGTACTTGACGCTGTTACAACATTGCCTGTTGCTTGTATTCTACTTGCTGTAATGGCATCAATAACTTGAACGTCATCAACCGACGCACCACTAATAAAAATTTCATCTGCTTCACTACGTATTTCAAACAAACTACCAAATGCTTGTCCTGTTTGTTTTGGAACAATAATTAAACTTACTAAGTTTGGGCTAACAGCATTCATTACGTATGTGCTTAATTCTGTAAAGTAAAAAGTATCGCCAAAGTCCCAGTTCTCTAATGCAAAGAATTGATTGATTGCATTAATAACTTTTGACTTAATATCATTATCGTTAACAACTTGCTCTGGGTTTTTTACAATCTTAAATGTTGCCTGCATATTAGTTTCGGCTTTATCTCCAAACAGTACTTTGTACTTAACTGGATGATAAATTACTTCGTCACTAATTGACTTAATTTTATTAATTTCAGCACCATAACTGTTAAACAAATTATCACTACTTGGTGGTAAAGGTAAACTTGCTGTTACACCAGTTAAGTATTGTCTAAAGTTTGTGTCATATGTTTTTGTTAACAAGTAACAGTCATTAATATTAGAACTGCTTGGATCAATACGAGCATCATCATCTGCTGTATGCACATAATGGAACTTTAATTTATCTCTACCTGTAAATGCTTTATAATCTGTTGTTTGTGTTAGTAATAATGTAGTTGCATCATACTTTTTAAATACATCAGTTTTTACAACATAAAATATTTTGCCTGTTGGCATTCCTGATGTTTGAATGAAACTGTCGTTAGTAACAACTGTAATTTTTTCAATATCGTTATCAACATATTTAAAATCTTCAATATTATCTGACGTTGTGTATTTCTTTAGAAAAACAAATTTATCATTAATATTAGTTTCAGGTGCAATTAATACGTTAAATGTATCCGGGTCGTCAACAACTGAATCGTCATCTCTGTCAAAGAATCCAACTTCAACTTTTTTACTATCAATATATCCTTCAGGGTCTCTATACTCTTTTGTAATTTGCCAAGGATAGTCAATAGTAAAAGGTGTAATAGCATCTGGAACTGTGTTAATTGATAATACTTCAATTTTATCTTTAACAATTTGTCCTGTTTTATTATCGTAAATTTTTTGTTCGCTGTCGTAAAAGAATTTAATTTCTTGATTACTTTCAAACACATATCTTAGACCTCTGTAACTAACAGTATACTGAGCTCCGTCTGTTTCAAATAGTAACAACCAACTTGCATCTAATTGTTGATTAGTAATATCACCTGTTTTACCTGTACTAAAGTTACTTGTAATATCTAAATTGTTTTCTGTAATTAAACGCCATTGTCTTAAATTAGTATCGTATCTTAATCCAAATGTTTTGTATGCAAAAATTTGGTCAATGATTTGTGTTTTAACATCAGTAACAAGTGCTTTACTAAACTTTGGTCTAATCTCTGAAAGTACTGCACCTGTTGGTATTACATCGTTAAATGCAATTGGTCCACTGCCGTCAGTATTATCAGTTCTGCCATCACCTGCTACAGATACAACTTTAGTCCAAGCATAAGTTTTTGTTCCTGCTGGTAAAACGTTTCCTGTTTGTAGTGTACCGTCTATACCAAAATACTTTCCTACTGGTGCAACAAATTTAATTAAACTTCCTGGTTCAATAAAACGTAGTCCACTACCTGTAAATGTTCCAACTTGGTATGTAGAACTAACTGAATCTAAAAACTTACCTGTACTATAATTTGTAGCTGTTGATGATTGTGACCAACTTGCTTGTAAGTCAGTAACTAATACTTTAGGAAACTTATCTAAGTAGTAATTAATAACTGACGTTTTTGATAATATTGGTGTAATTACATTTTCAATAGTACCTTCAACATCTGTTCTAGTACTAAAAGTAAACGACTCTTTGCTATCTGTTAATTCTTTATATAATAATCCATCTGTGCCAAACAAGCTAGTATTTGAATACTTTCCTGTTGCATCAAGTAAATCATAATATCTACTAATACCACTAGATGTTCTGTTAACAGTTTTTACTTTAATAATTTCTTGGCTAACTCCTAATGGTGCTACTTGGTAGTCTTCACCAGTTACCATTCTATTTTGTGTATAGTAAGTTGAAGGAGCATTTGATTTAATACTTGCGTTTGATTCACTTATACTTGAATTATCAACTGTGTACTTTAAAGAAAATACTAAGTTTAATACTTCAGCATTACCTGCTTTAGATGTATAAGGAACTGTTACAGAAATATTTGTTAAGTCTTTAGGAACAACATTAAATGAATCATTTGCACTAGTTCTAAAATATGCTTTAAAAGATCCTTTAGGAAGATTACCAAATGTTCCATCACTAAAGATCATATCAATTGAATCTTGTACTTTTGTTAGTACAGCATAAATGTTTCTTTGATTTTTTCTTGTACTATTATAAACAATGTTGTTGCCTTCAACTGCATCAACCTTTGTCCATAGCTGATCCTCAGCACCAATTGAATTTAATTTGTAAAGCCAAACGTCATCATTATTAACATTAGTTGCGTCAATGCTTACTGTTTGGTTAGTACTTGGTGTGTCAATATTAAATATTCCGCTATCAAGTGTACCTTGACGGAAGTGTGTAAAGAATCCTGAGTTTGTTGAACCTGGTCCTCTACCATCATCTCTATAAAGAAATCCTAAACTGTTTCCTGGAAGCGGTGCTTCTTCTGAAATAACACCATCAACAACATCAGTACTAACAAGTTGGAACTGTAAACTTCTTCCATCAACATTCTTACTAAAGGTATAAACTGGAACATCAGTGTTTGATGCATTAAATCTATACTGGTCTGTTGGAACACCTTCTACTTTATCTTTTTTAATTGGTTTTCCAAATTGCGAATTGTTAGGCAATGCGGCGTTAAGTACTCTTTCAAACTGTTCTCTCCAATTTGAATTACTTGGATCGTTCCAAATAACTCCTTGATTAGAAAGATTTGTACCATTACTATCTAATATATCTTCTGATGTTGAAACACTTTCCATTTTAAGTAATCCGTTAGCTGGTTTGTTACGCTTTGGATTATATGAAAGTAAACGTGCTAAACGTAGAACACTTTCTCTACGTGATGCAAGTTCTAAAAAGTTTTCTCTAGCATTTAAGTCAACACGGAAAGCAACGTTTTGACCTAGGAAAGCGATAAGATCAATTAGTGCTAAGTATTCACTTGATTCAATGTAGTCATTAAAATCTTCTGGATAGTTTTGACGTATATAGTTAATCATTGTTCGACGTAAGTTGTCGAAATCGTATGATTTGAATTCAGCATTACGGAAAGATTGGTATACTTTAGCCCAATCTTCTGCTATTAATAATCTATTCTGTCTATCTGTTGCCGCCATTTATTTGCTTTCCTTAGTATAATACTATTTAGTGTAATCTGTTAAGTGTGTAGTTAATTCATTCCCGAGTTTTCATCAAACGTTAAACGCATTTTTTCGCTGATATTATACGGCAAATATGTTAAATCACAATCTATAATAATTCCACTTTCGTATGTGTCAATAATAACTGAATTTGCAGTAACTCTTGGATCTGAATTTACAATTCTTTTAACGTTCTCAGCTATTGCTTCTTCCATTGACGGCGTCAGTGGTTCAAATATTGCGTCCCAAATAATTGTTCCAAACTCAGGATTCATTAATTTTTCACCCTGTCTAATATGGAAGTGGTTAAGCAAGTCTTGTTTGATTAAACCAATGTCGTATAACGTTTTACTAACGTTTTCCGGGTTAACTGTGCTAAGGCCTCTGTAAGCACGATTTGTCGAAGTTGGGTTAGCCGGAGATGCGTTGCTGTTAACTACAATATTTTTATATAATTCGCTTGCCATATCAATATTTACCTTACTTTTTATTCGTTAGCTTTACTAGTTTTCTTAAATGTATCTGGAATACTAGGATTTGGTTCATCATTTTTAGTTGTAAAATTATTATCCCTATCAGTGGCAACTGGTTTAAATGCCTGAGGGTTTAAATTTTCATGCCAAGGCCACGGTTCGTGTTGTGGCATACGCTGGCTTAACCATCCTAATGACGATGGTCCTGGGTTAATATGTGTGTTCAACGGACTAACTTGATCAGCTATTGCGGCTGTTGGACCGTTCATGTCAATCTTAGGTGCTGTTTCTGTATGGTTTCCGCCACTGTTTATATCAGTAGTTGTACCTGCTGTAA